AATTGGTGGCCTAAACTAAAACAAACGGGTGTTATGGTTGGTGATGACTATGCTCTTAATTCAGTAGCTGAAGCAGTAAAATCAGGCTTAGGTAAAATGCAAAAGAATAATTATGGAGTTAATCAAGGTCATGAACAAACATGGCACTGCGCTAAAGATGGACAAAACAAAGTTTTTGAAAAAAGAATACCAGGAGTTAATGCTTACGTATGAGCATCTTTGTAATTCATAATATTCAAAAAGAACTAAAAACACTCAAAGAACAACTTTATGAACATTTGACACAAGGGGTTGAAAACTTTGAAGATTACAAGTATATTCAAGGAAAGTTACATATGCTTGACATATGCCAACAGGAAATTTCTCGCCTGCTGGATCAAGAGGAGAAAATAGATGACTAAGACTTTATATGTCCCTGAGGACATAAAGAAAAAAATGGCAAACCCTTCAGAGGGTGTAGCAGAAGATAAAAAAGAATTAGAAAAACTTCCACAACCTGTTGGTTGGAGAATTTTAGTTTTACCTTTTAAAGCAAAAGAAAAAACTAAAGGTGGAGTTATTCTAACGGATAAGACTTTAGAAGATTCACAATTAACAGCGTCTGTTGCTATGGTTTTAGCAGTCGGTGCAGATGCATATCAAGATAAAGAAAAGTTTCCTAATGGTCCTTGGTGTAAACAAGGTGATTGGGTTGTGTTTGGCAGATACGCAGGATCTAGACTTAAAATTGAAGGTGGGGAAGTAAGATTACTCAATGATGACGAGATACTCGGCACAGTGGATAATCCAGAGGACATACTAACAATACTATAACATGGGAGGTACCATGCAAACAGAAATAACATCTGCTCAGAAAGACAAAATGGTCGATCTGGATACGTCAGGTGAAGGTGCTGAAATAGAACTTGAAGATAAGTCTCACGGCACAGTAAAACCCGACACGTATGAAGAAGTAAAAACTGAAGAAAAAGATCCCTTAAATCCTGAAGTTCAGGAAGAACAACAACAAGGTGAAATGGATCAATACTCAGATAAAGTCAAAAAACGAATTGATAAAATGACTTGGAAATTGAGAGAAGCCGAAAGAGAAAAAGAGGCTGCTTTCGTGTATGCTCAAAATGTTCAAAAAGAACTATCGGAAGCTAAAAAGAAAACTTTTGACATTGACAAAGGTTACATGTCTGAAAGTGAAGTACGAAATAAAATGGCTTCTGATCTTGCACGTCAAAATTTAATAAGAGCTAGAGAAGCTGGTGATTTTCAACTTGAAGAAGAAGCTCGCCAAGCTTTAACTAAATTAGATTTAGAGGCTGAAAGAATTAGAGTTACAAAGTCAAAAAAAGAGCAAGAATATGAACAATTTCAAAAAGAAATTGATCAACAGCCAATTCCTCAACAATCACAAAATAGACCACAACCTTCATCTAAAGCATTAGCTTGGGCTGAAAAGAATACGTGGTTTAGACAAGATGAAGAAATGACTGATTTTGCTCAAAGAATCCATCGTGGTTTAGTAGCAGAAGGATTTGACACTGAATCAGATGACTACTATGATGAATTAACTAATAGAGTTAAAAACAAGTTTCCAGAATCTTTTCAAGATTCGGATCAGGCTATCAGAAGCAACAAAATCGCCCAACCCGTTGCCTCTGCATCAAGGTCTGCAACCAGTGGGCGCAAATCTGTTAGGTTAACTCCTAGTCAGGTAAAAATAGCAAATAAGCTTGGAGTTCCTCTAAGTGAATATGCTAAGTACGTTTAGGAGGTACAACATGACAGATAATAAAACACCAAGAAGTGCACAAACAAGGGCAACCGAGGAACGTAGAAAACCTTGGCAGCCACCGTCTCAACTAGACGCACCACCATGTCCTGATGGATATAAGCAAAGATGGCTTCGTCATCGTGTAAATGGAGCGGATGATACTAAAAATATCAACGCTAGACTTAGAGAAGGCTGGGAATTAGTCCGAGCCGATCAATACTCTGGTAATTTATACGCTGCATATAATGGAAGTATCAAAGCTTATGAGGGTGTCATCAGCGTAGGTGACTTGCTATTGGCAAGAATCCCTGCAGAAACTGTTGCCGAGCGTAATGCTCACTACAAGCGAAAGACTGATCAACAGACTGAAGCTTGGGAAACAGATCCTTTAAGGGAGCAACATCCAAGCATGCCTGTCAATGTTGATAGGCAGAGTCGTGTGTCTTTTGGAGGTCCTAAAAAGACCGAATAAAGCACACTTAATAATAAAGGAGAAGAACTATGGCAAATCAAGCTGGATATTACGGATTCAAGCCTGTCAAGATGCTCGGTGCTGCTTACAATGGTCAAGGCCAGAATGAGTATACAATCGGGAATAATGAAGGTTCCGCAATATATCAAGGCGACCCTGTAATTTTGGTCGCAAATGGTGCTATTGATGTCGGTTCAACTGCTGGTGCTGAACTTATTGGTATTTTTAATGGTTGTGAATACACTGATCCAACAACAGGTAAACCAACTTGGAGTAACCACTATCCAGGCAGCATAGCAGCTGATGATATTAAAGCATACGTCATTGATGATCCGAATGTAATATTCGAGGTCAAAGTTGACGACACTAACGGCGGTCAAGCGCAAGTAGGTACAAACTGTAACATCGCAACATACAGTGCAGGTTCATCAATTGATGGAATCTCAAATGTTGTTGTTGATGGTAGCACTTTTACTACAAACGCTGGCGCTAATTTTAGAGTTGTAGGTTTATCAACTGATGTTGATAACTCTGACTACACTGCAGCAAATGCAGCGATTCAAGTTAAGATTAACTTACACTCACTAACAGATACAACAGGTATATAGGAGGTTAAACTATGGCTATATCTAGAAGTCAACTCGTTAAAGAGTTAGAGCCAGGTCTAAACGCACTATTTGGCCTGGAGTACGGACGTTACGATGCAGAGCATTCACAAATATTTGATACAGAATCTTCCGACAGAGCATTCGAAGAAGAAGTAATGTTATCAGGTTTTGGTAATGCGAGAACAAAGAGTGAGGGTGGGTCAATTGTTTATGACAATGCGACAGAAACTTTCACAGCACGTTACACACATGAAACAATTGCACTTGGTTTTGCAATCACTGAAGAAGCTGTTGAAGATAATCTTTATGACAGAATCTCAGCAAGATACACAAAAGCACTTGCACGTTCTATGGCAAACACTAAGCAGGTTAAAGCTGCAAACGTATTAAATAATGCGTTTGACGGTAACTTTGCTGGTGGTGACGGCGTTGAACTTTGCTCTGCAGTACACCCAATTGTAGCAGGAACATTCGCAAACGAATTAGGAACTGCTGCTGACCTAAACGAAACTTCATTGGAGCAGTCTTTAATAGACATCGCTGCATTTGTTGACGAAAGAGGTTTATTAATCTCAACACAGGGAAGAAAGCTTATCATTCCTTCTGAGTTACAATTCGTAGCTGAAAGACTTACACAGTCACAGTTAAGAGTTGGAACAGCAGATAATGATATTAATGCCACAAGAAATATGGGCATGATTCCTGAAGGTTATGTTGTAAACCACTACTTAACAGATCCAGATGCATTCTTTATCAAGACTGACATTCCTAATGGATTTAAGTTATTCCAAAGATCCCCAATTAGAACATCTATGGAAGGTGACTTTGACACTGGTAACGTAAGATACAAAGCTAGAGAGAGATACTCATTCGGTTTCTCAGATCCTAGATGTGTATTTGGTTCTCCAGGTGCTGCATAGTCCGCACAATAAATAAACTCATGAGGGGGCTTTCACGCCCCCTTTTTTTATGGTACTTTATAACTTTATTAACCCTATGACCCTTCGGGGACTATTAACAAAAGGAGATAGACATGGGAACAACTACATTTTCGGGTCCAGTAAAAGCTGGAACGATTAAAGACACAACAGGAACTACTCTTGGCTCAAATGTCAAGAACACAGGTTTTGTTGTAATGGCACAATCAGCAATTGTTGATATTATTGGTGCTTCTCACTTAAACCAAGTGATAGCAACAATTCCTGCAAATTCACAAATTACCGATGTGGTATTAAATGTAACAACAGTAAATAACGATGGTGGTGCTGCAACTGTTTCAGTAGGAACAATAGCTGATGCCAATGCTTTTATTGATGCTGCAAATGCTAAGGCATTAGGCACTACTTATGGTACTCTTGACACGGAAGCTACCGATGTTGGTTCAACAGATATTCAAGTGGTGGCTGATTTTACAGGAGCTAATGGCGATGCAACAACAGGTGCTGCAACAGTAACTGTGAAATATTTACAAAATAATTCAATAGCACTTGCTGGTGATGTACCCGCTTAAGGAGATAAACAATGGCTGATTCTGACGTAAAATCAAAACGCATTACTGCTACCGGCTCTGTCGGTGTTGGTCCTGCACGTATCCGCCAGATACAATTGAAAACAGCGGCAGGCACGCCTCGACTCACCGTTACCGATGGTAATGGTGGTTCTACTGTGGTTGACCTTGATTTCAATGCATCTACTACGCACTCAGTGAATATCCCGTCTAATGGTATTCGTGTCAGTGACATTAATGTTTCTGTTCTAACCAATATCGATGCGGTGACGTTCTTCTATTGCTAAGGTAGAGTATGGCTGATAAGCAACCACCAAAAACTAAAAAATATTTCCGCTCCACTAAATCTGGGGCGGGAATGACTAAAGCAGGTGTTAAACGCTATCGTTCAGAAAACCCTGGTTCTAAATTAAAAACAGCAGTCACAGGTAAAGTAAAGAAAGGTAGTAAAGCTGCAAAACGTAGAAAATCTTACTGTGCTAGATCTGCTGGTCAAATGAAACAATTTCCTAAAGCAGCTAAAGATCCAAATTCAAGATTAAGACAAGCAAGAAAAAGGTGGAAATGTTAAAAGGATATTTTTATCTTTTCTGCGCATTTTTATCTTTGATATTTATGTACTTATCAATTTCAAACTCCTTTGCTGAGACCAATACCGTGTCGTCAACTGTTGTGACCAATTCTACTCCACCTACCGCAAATGCACCTGTTATAGCAAATTCAAATAGTGATATATGTAAAGTTGGAGTTGGCGGAAGCGTGCAAAATAATGTATTAGGTGTGGCCACAGGAATTTTGGTCGATGACCAGCTGTGTCAGCTTTTAAAATTATCGCGCAGTCAATACTCCTACGGCATGAAAGTGTCGGCGGTAGCCCTTCTTTGTCAAGACCCTCGTGTCTGGACGAGCATGATGGATGCGGGGACCCCGTGCCCTGTTAAAGGTTTGATAGGTGCTGAAGCTGCAGCATATTGGGAAGAAAATCCTGATGAGATTCCAGATGGAAGTAGATACAAACCTGAATATCTACAAGCTAGCGTAGAAGAAAAACCAGAAGGAGATTTTAATGATATTAAGAATTTTGGTCTTATGGCTCTTTCTTTATTACTCTTATTCTAAAGCTGATTGTCTACCTGATGTAGAAGGTCTTTGTACTCCTGGAGTTACAATCACAGAAGATACACAAATTGACATTACTGAAGAAGACAAAGGCACAGAGATAATTACAACTACAACAACGACTGTTACCACCTCTACTACAACTATCACTAATGAAGACTCAGGAGATATTTTAACAGGATCTAATGGATATGTTTCTTCTAGTAAAGAAGGGGATATGGACATTGATTG